AGGATTTACCTCAGCAGGTGCAATTTATATTAGCCACCTAGCTGGTGGTACTATTAGATTTACCTACGTAAGTGGTACTCCACTAACTACAACAGGTCTTATCACTGATAACAATATGCAGGCTATTAGTGCAGGTAGTGTATACCTAGCTAGCCCATTCAAAGCATTAACTTATACGTACTCAGCAACTGCTCCATACAGCAATCCAGCTGATGGTACATTATGGTACTATAACAATGCATTAGAAGTTGATATTATGATCAACGATGGTGCAGGTTGGAAAGGTTATCAAAACGTAACCAACGATGCACGTGGCTATGACTTATCAAACACAGATCCAGAAGGTCCAATTTTATCAGCAAGTCAACCAACACAACAATCAGGTGGTGGACAACTGGCTTCAGGAGATCTATGGATTGATACAAGCGATCTTGAAAATTATCCAAAAATTTATCGTTACAACAGCCCAACAGCTACATGGGTATTAATTGACAATTCTGACAACGTAAGCATTGATGGTATTTTATTTGATGATGCACGTTGGTCATCAACTGGTAACGTTGATGTTATCACTGGTAGCTTACCAACAATCGCTAGTTTATTAACCAGTGATTATTTAGATTCAGATGCTCCTGATTATAGACTACACCCAAGAGGTATGTTGTTGTTTAACACACGTCGCAGTGGTTATAATGTTAAAGAGTTCCAAAGCACACAATTTGCTGATGACACAAATCCACCAACAGTATTAAGTACATGGGTAACACGCAGTGGATTAGATCAACTAGGTGTTCCGTTCTTTGGTCATAAAGCACAACGTAGTGTTATAGTAAGAGCTCTTACTTCAGCTGTTGAATCAAGTACAGCATTACGTGAAGAACAAACACAATTTAACTTAATTGCTTGCCCAGGTTATCCTGAGTTGTTAGATAATTTAGTTACATTAAACAACGATCGTTTACAAACATCATTTATTATTGGTGATGCTCCGTTAGATCTAGTACCAAGCCAAGTTCAACCTTGGATTACTAACCAAAACCTTGCAAATGACAATGGCGCACTTGGATTAGTAACACGTAGTGAATACCTAGGTGTTTACTACCCAGCTGGATTAGGTACTGACTTAGCAGGTAACAGCGTGGTTGTTCCAGCATCACACATGATGTTGCGTACATTTATTCGCAGTGATCAACAAAGCTATCCATGGTTTGCGCCAGCTGGTGTACGTCGTGGCTTAATCGACAATGCATCAAGTATTGGTTATATTGATACAACAGATAACAATTTATTCCGTAGCATTGGTGTTACACCAGGCCTACGCGACTTGTTATACGCAAGCAATGTTAATCCGCTAACAGTTCTTCCAGGTGTTGGTCTAGTAGCATACGGTCAAAAGACACGTGCTTCAATGACATCAGCAATGGATCGCGTTAACGTAGCTAGACTAGTTTGTTATTTAAGATTAGTATTGCCAAAAGTTGCAAGTCCATACTTGTTTGAACCAAATGACAACATTACACGCACACAAGTTAAAGCTTCATTTGAAAGTGTGTTAAATGATCTAGTAGCTAAACGTGGTATTTACGACTACTTAGTAGTTTGCGATACAACTAATAACACGCCGGATCGTATTGATCGCAATGAATTATGGGTTGATATTGCTATACAACCAGTTAAAGCTATTGAGTTCATTTATATTCCGGTGCGTTTACAAAATACTGGCGCACCATTGAGTATTAGATAATATACGTAGATAATGGGGAGGTAATACTCCCCGGAGTCAACACTAAAAACAGGTAAATACTATAAAGTATTAAAAGGAAAATAAGATGGCAACATCATCATTAAGCAGATTTACAGTACCACTATCAACAGACCAAAGTGCTTCAGCACAAGGCCTGTTAATGCCAAAATTAAAGTTCCGCTTTCGCGTAACTTTCTTAAACTTTGGTGTTAGTCAACCAAGTACTGAACTAACAAAACAAGTAATGGATTTCAAACGTCCAACACTAACTTTTGATCCAATTGAAATCCCAGTTTACAACAGCCGTGTTTATCTAGCTGGTAAGCCAACTTGGGAAACAGTTACTTGCCAACTACGTGATGATGCAGGCGGTGAAGTCGCTAAACGTGTTGGTGAACAACTACAAAAACAATTTGACTTTATGGAACAAGCTAGTGCAAGTTCTGGTATTGACTATAAATTCCAAACTAATTTTGAAGTACTTGACGGCGGTAACGGTACAAGTGCTCCAAACGTTCTTGAAACATGGGAAATGTATGGTTGCTTCTTAACTAATACAGAATATTCAAATGCAGAATACGGTAGTAACGATCCAATGACAATTAGTTTAACTATCCGTTATGACAATGCTATCCAAACACCAGTAGGTGCAGGTATTGGCGCAACAGTAGCTAGAACACTAGGTACAGTAATCACTGGATAATCCAGACGAAACACTTCAAAGCCCGGTTAAAATCCGGGCTTTTTTATCTCGATAAATAATATAAATGGGATAACGAAATGGGTTTAATCAGCGGCATCGCTAACAACTTCTTAAAACAACTAGCTGAAGGTGATCAGATAAGAGATTACCAACATGCGACTCGCATGTTTGTTGACGGCTTGTATAGACTTAGTCCTAAACTTCAAAGCCTATTCCATGTTTTTGTAGATCTAAATCCTGTAATTTCTAACACTGATCAACAAAGTCAAGTTGAAATAGGTATGATGGCCAAATCTGTGGCACTGCCTAGATTTACAGTCACAAACAAAATATACAATGCTTACAATCGTAAAAACTTAGTCCAAGACAAAATTAACTACGACCCATTGACAATCACATTCCATGATGACAGTGCTGACGTAGTGCGTAAATTTTGGTACGAATATTATTCTCATTATTATAGAGATGCAGACCACAATGAAGCAATGTACAGTCAAGAACACAAATATAAACAACGACAAGAATTAAATTGGGGATTTAGTCCAAAGGCAACCCAGGGCACTCCAAACTATATTAATAGCATTAGAATTTATAGTTTACATCAAAAATCTTTCAGTGCATATACTTTAATCAGACCAATGATACAAAGTTTTCAACACGGACAACACACCGCAGGAGAATATGCACCATTAGAACATACTATGACTGTAGCGTACGAAGCAGTACAATATACGTCGGGTAGGGTTAGCAATGGCACGGTGTTAGGATTTGGTGGAATACACTACGACCGTACACCAAGCCCATTGACTAGTATTGGCGGTGGCACAACAAGTATATTAGGTCCAGGTGGCCTAGTAGAAGGCGCTAACGATGCTATTACTAATTTACAAACTGGAAACTTTGGTGCGGCAGCATTGGGCGCATTAAGAACTGGAAATAACTTTAAGAATACTAATCTTAAAGCAGTGGCATCAGGTGAGCTATTACAACTTGGACAAAATATTCTTAAAGGACAAAATACACAAAGCACAGTATTTGTTCCTACAGCCTCAACAGTAACGCAAGGACTGTCAACATCGGGTACTAACCAACCCGGAGCAGCACCAACAACAAATAACATAAATTCACAATTAAATCGAGTCCTTTCAAGTAATCAAGGTCGTATAGACATATAGAGATATATTATGGCAAATAACGGAAACTTACCATCAAAAGAAAATAATAATACCACTGGTAATTATTTTAATAATTATTTTACCACGCAGTATTCTACTAGCCCTGATATAAATGATGCGATTACAGGATATTTTCAAAAAGTAACAGGCGATACTGAAGCTGGCAAAACACTGGCCGCTACAGTGATTTACACAGCATTGAGTAATGGAATTCAACCAATGAGTTTGATTGATGAGTTCCGTAAATTAAAAACTGGAAAAACTGTAGAAGTAAAGACTCCAATTGACTCTACAAATGTTGTTAGTACATACACTACCTACGATGAGGTAGTAGCACATAAAAACGAATACCCAATTGGTAAATTGTTTTATGTTGGCCCAACAAATTCATTTTACAGATCATTTGCAAAATCTATACCAGTAGAACAACCTATAGTAGTACAGACTACTTTTGAAAATCCAGGATTTTTCAATGAGCAAGTAACATTTGATGATAGTTTTACAGCCAACGTGGGTGATTACATCTATCAACCCGCAACAGGAGCAAATGCCACTGTGGTATCAGAACCAACAGTTGGTAATACTACTGTTACTGTAATATATAATTCTAGTGAAATGTTCACTGATGAAGGTAACATTCAAATTGAGGGGGTTGACGCCAATGTGTATCTAACCAACACTGAATTAACTTTCAATTATCCAATCCCTCCAACGCAACAATTTGTCAACCCAGAAAATATTGTTAATCCTGATCTGTACATGACAAAAACAATTATTGATCAAATAATTCAAATTCAGCAAGTTACAGGATACAAAGCAGATAGAATAGTCACAGCACCTGGGCAATACGAATATAATTTTTATGAATTGTCCACTAAAAAAGACACCGACGAACTTACTCCTTACCTAACGGTGTTACTGAACACTAATAGAGTAGGTACTAGTCTACTAGGATTAAGCAATAGTCCTAAAATTAACAAATACATTCAACGAGCAATTTTACCATAATGGCCAAGTACGCATCAGGCAAATATCTTGTTAAAAACGTTGACAAGTATATGGGTAAACGTGCTCCTACCTATCGTAGTAGTTGGGAATATACTTTCTGCACGTTCTGTGACAACAATCCAGCAGTGATACAATGGGCCAGTGAAGCTATAACAATCCCTTATCGTAATCCAGTAAGCGGCAAGAATACAATATATGTACCTGATTTTTTAGTAGTCTACGAAGATAAAAATCAAAAGAAACACACAGAACTAATTGAAATCAAACCTAGTACAGAAGTTACCATGGAATCAGCTAAAAGCTATCGCGACAAGTTAATGGTAGCAATCAACATGGCTAAATGGGCAGCCGCAGATAGTTGGGCTCGAGCCAACAACATACGCTTTAGAGTAGTTACCGAATACGATATCTTCAAAAACGTCAAGCGGTAAATAGTGTTACTATGACACAAAAACTTGAAGAACTATTTAATCTACCATCTTCTGATTCTACTACCCCAGAAGAAGCCAAATCCAGCATTGAAGAAAATCGTGCTATCATCCAAGAAGTTGATCTAGCCATTGATAAGATTGATGCGGCTTTGCCCTTTGTAAACGATCTAGACATCAGTGACCAAGAACTAGATGAACTCAGCGATCTTGCTAAAGAAAAATTCCAGGACCTAATTGACCTAGGCATGAACGTTGAAGCACGCTTCAGCGGACACATCCTAGCCACAGCAGGCACCCTGCTAGGACACGCTATTACAGCCAAGCAAGCCAAGCTGGATAAGAAGCTACGTATGGTTGATTTACAGCTGAAAAAAGCACGTTTAGACCAAGCAAATGCTAAAAACGACGGCGAAAAGTTAATAGATGCCGGTGATGGCAAGGGTGTTATACTTGACCGTAACGAGCTACTAAAACAGATCTTAGGCGACAACAAACCCAAGGAATAATCACCAAACTCAGATAAATAACACTATACAGGAATCTACAAGCATGAAAAATTTTATTACATATCTAACAGAAAGTCAAAAAACATACGAATTTCGTATTAAGTTTGCTAACATTGACCCTAATGAAAACTTAGAGCAACTTAAAACAGTTCTTGAGGCTTATGCGTTAGAAAGTCTAAGCACACCAAAACGTTTGCCAATTCAAGAAAGCGATATTGACTTTCCTAGCATGAAAAACTGCCAAGTCTACTTAATGGACGCAGTGCTAAAATATCCATGCAATGACGCACAACTACGTGCTATTATTGCAGAACGTGCAGGTGTTCCACAGGCTAATTTATTTGTAGTACCTAAAAATCATCCTGAAGAGCAACGTCGTTGGAATGAAGATGGTTCTAGCGATATCAAAGAATATGCACAAGGTGAAGCAGTATTAGACAAGCCATATGAAGATAATCCAACTGCTAAGAAAGCTGGTGACTCATATGCTAAAGCTGAAAGCCTATTAAAAGAATTAAGTGAGCCAAAAGCAGTTGCTGAAGGTACTGAAAATAATCCAGAAGGTAATGCAGGTAAAACATCTAACGAATTACCACAAGGCACAAAAAGCCCTGTAGGCAGTAATCAGAACAAGCTACCAAAAGCGAAAAAATAATGAGCAATAATATCTATGATATTTTGGGCAAACTTAAAGGGCTAACACCTAAAGAAAATCCAGTTAGCACAGCATCAGGCCCAATCTACGAAAGTGTAGAATCTCGCGGTGATATTATTGGTGGTATTAAAGCACTTAACGAAAAATACTATAAAGCTCAAAATCAACCACAACCTCAACAACAGCAAAGTGATAACGTTAGATACCAAAGTGATAATCCTTTAGTAAAAGGATTCTTGCAACGTGCCTATCAAGAGTTTCCAAACAGTGCCAACGACAATGAAGCTATAGTAGCGTTAATGGCCAAAGACAAACAAGAAGAAGATCAGATCGATGCCCAGGCCAACGACTGGATGCAAAAAGCTAAATCAAAGATTGACACGCAACAAGATAAAATGAATGACATGGCGCAGGTCATCATCGATCAAGAAAAACGTTTCCAAGACTTTAATAAAGAAGTTGCGGCTACTAAAGGATTGTCGGTCGCAGATAAAGCCAAGGCCGCAGGAGAGTTTGCAAAAGTAAACAAGACTAGCAAAGACAAGACTGATGCTGCTGCCAAAGGCAAACAGATCATTGACAAAACCAAAGCTGACTCTAAAGATAAAAATAAAGACAAAGAAGAATACGTAAAACTAAAAGATGAACCCGAGCAAGATACTAAAGCTCAAGACGAAGTGCCAGCAAATGATGCTCCTAAAGTTGATCAGGATGTAGATAAAGAAGTTAGCACACAAGATAATTCAATGGCTAAAATGGTACAACAACTTTCAACGGTAAAAGACAAAGAAGAAGAAAAAAAATCAGCAGATAAGTTACCAGATCAATCTACAGATCCTAAAGAGTTAGAAAAAGCACAAGCTCTTGCTGCAAGACTTGCTGCAAATGCTGCAAGACTTGCTGCAAAATCTGGATTTGAAGATGGGCCGGAGCAAACGGCATTCTCTGGGCCAGGATTCTCCCCAGCCAACGATGATCAATTTGATGATCAATATAAGAAAGTTGCAAATTTCCAAGAAGCGACAGACGTAAATGATATCCCTGTCGATCAGGAAACACTTGATAACGTGCCTATGCTCAGACAAAAGCTACGTAAAGACGTTAGAGATTTTATGGTAGATCCTAAGCGTACGATGTTAACGTTGTCATATCCAGGTGGCCGCAACGTACAATATCCAAGACAAACTATTTTAAGACTAGCAGAGATTCTTACAACCATGGATCCTGCAAAAAAACAAAATTTCTTTGACAATGTTTTACCTAGTGCTGATAGATTTACTGCATTTATTGATCAATTGAAAACAGAAGGCGATACATACTATTTTTATAAAGTATCTACCCCTGAGCAAATTATGCAAGCAAAGACTTTGAAACTAGGTCAAACAAAGAATGGTAGTTGGTATAGCCCAAACTTCCCTAATCCACAAGCTGAAAGGCTATTTGGTCAAGGAAGAAAGTGGACAGCACCAAGTAAACAACAAACACAAGAAAGTAAAAATTTTTTAGGAAACGACAATATGAGCAATAACATCTATAACATCTTAGGTAGATTTAACAACCTATGGAAAACTGAGTCTACAGAAACTGTAGTGGATCTTGGTGAGCCAGTATACCAAGTATACGAAAGCGTAGAAGCCAACGGTGATATCACTGAAGCTGTTAAGAGCTTAGAATCTAAATTTGAAACTTACAAGAAAGAAGTTTCAGAAGGTAAAAAGCTCAAAGATAAAGATCAGTTTGATGATGTTGCTGAAACTGGTGACTACTACTTAACAGACAAAGGTAATAAAGTTATCAAAACTAAAACTGGTATCAAGCACGAAAAAGTGCATGCCGCTGATAAAGATGATGACAAAGATGATTTAGAAGAAGGCGCTAAGCCAGACTTCTTAGATGTTGATAAAGATGGTGATAAGAAAGAGCCATTTAAGAAAGCAGTCAAGGATAAAAAGCAAGTTGAAGAAACAACAGAATTTGGAGACACTATTAAAAACAGTGAAGGTAAAATGACTAAAGTTAAAGTTACAGAAGGTAAAGATGCGATCCGCAATCACCCAATCTATACAACAAAAGAAGCATGGGATCACTATTCTCAAGAACTAGCAGAACAAGAAGCCATGGACGAAGCAGTGATGACTCCGGTAGTAGACGCAGTTCAAGAGTTAGATGAGATTGCTAGACTCAGCGGTATCAAGTACACACCTAAATGCGAAAGCTGTGGTTGTTCAGAGTCTGCATGCGCTTGCGGTCAACTTGATGAAGCGGCAACACGTAAAGACTTCCGTATGGTAGCTGACTTGATTAAAAATATTCCTGATGCACAAAAACGTAAAGAACTAGCACATCATCATAGTGGTATTTTCAAACAACAAAATCCACGTTTCAAACATGATGTATTCTGCAAAGCCTGTGGCGTTGATGAAGGCGGTATGGCTGCACCATCTGCAATGATAGTTGGTGAAGAAGAAATGGATGAAGGTAATGAATTTACCAAAGCACGCTTAGATGCGATTGCCCAAGGTAAAGATACATTCTCAGTTGGCGGCAAGATTCACAACGTAACTGGTGATACATCAAATGAAAAACAACAAGTTGAAGAATCAACACTAGTTACAGAAGATGTTAATGTTAATGTAACAGCCAACGGCGAAGAAGATGTTGTTAAACTAATTCAAAAGCTAGCTGGTATGCCAGTGATTGCTATACAAGCTCCGCAAGCTGAAGAAGCATGTGGTGCATGTGGTTCTAACCCATGTGGTTGTGAAGAAGTAGTTGATGAACAACGTGATATTGAATGGGATAATACTCCTGAAGAATTAACAGCACCAATCAGTGCTGCAATTCCAAGTGGAACAGATCTAAATCGTAGTAAACTTCAAGATCCAGCTACAGCTAACAAGGCTGCTAACCCACTAGGTCAATCACAAGTTGAAGAAAGTCTTTGGAAATCATACAAAGAAATTATCAACGACGTTAAGGTATAATATGAGTAGCGCACAACTATTAAAAGAATTCATTGAACAAATGGATGCTATTGAAGCAGGACAACCTATTCAAGAAGACGCTGTTGATACTGCACATCTTAGCGATATGCTAGATGAACTTGAAGAACATCTTGGCCAGGCTGTAGGCATTGCTAACGATCTAGCACGATATGGACGTGATCTTCCAGGCCCATTTGCAGGACAAATTCGTAGCTATCTAGCACCACATTTAGAAAGTTTTATAGATGATCGTCGCCAACCAGGTAGCATAGCTAGCCTACGCAATATGCTGATCAACAGCGGTGACGAAGACGATGAAATAAACGAATCACAGACATTTGATCATCTGACCAGCAAACGTCTAAAAAGCATATTACTATCACCACAAGCAGATGCTCGTACATTAGAGTGGGCTATGGATTTTACAGAAGATGCTCTGAGAGCAGACTATGATGATGAGGGGATTGACAGCAATACTTTTGATCCTAGGAATAAGGCTTATGAGCAAGCTCGAGCAGCGTTTTACGATGAAGACGGTGAGGTTAATCCTGAAGCGGATCTAGATGCTACACTGGAACATCTGAAACAATTCTGGAGTGTGTAAGTGAAAATTAAAGATATTGTTACTGAAACAACCCACGGTAAACTTCGCAAAGATGCGACAGGTGCCAGTACTGGCGAATGGCAATTTCGTGACAAGGACGGGCTTGACCGCGATTATAATTTTAATCGAGTTATGATTGCCGCAGCCATGCATGACGGTAAAACCGCCGATCCTGTTAAAATGAATTCATCTAGTTGGGTAGATAAAAATAGTGTAGCTCGCCCATACACCGAAGAAGAACATCGCATGATGCAAGGTGCATTCAAAACAATAGGATCACAAAATCAGCATAGTATTCCAGATCATCGTAGCCTTGAAAAAGATGACACAAATAAAGTAAGTCCACACCCCAAGGTTGGACCTGTTAAACGTAAGAGCAAATAATATGGATCATATTGTATTCAAATCGCAAAGTTATAAAGACAGTCATATTCCAGATGCAGTCATGGAAGTTGATGATTTAGATAACATCAAACGACTAGCTGGCCTAGGCAACAACAACATTGGCCGACTACAAGAATACACAACACCAGAAAGTGTAAGCACAGAAGGTAGCAACTGTAGCAAAACTGCTATGGAAAAAGTTGACTATCAAAAAGAACACGACATCAAACCAGGAACCCCAGAATGGTTCCGCTTATGGTTTAGTAAACCATACCTAACAGGTGAAAAACCCTGGTAATTCTAGTAGCTCTACTAGACTCAGATAAGTAATAGTATGATATTAGAATACAATAATACAGTTCCTTCCCATTATAATACCAGATTGCGCGGTCAAACCGTATATTTCAATGGATCTGATCAGAAAGATTTATGGGAAAATAATCTCAAAGACTCAGATACCTATAAATTTTTTGAAAAAAATGGGTGGGTGGATGACCAAGCAATCCCATATGGATTTAATGCACATGGATTCAGGTGTGAAGAGTTCAATGATAGAGCAAGCTGGTTAGCATTAGGATGCAGTTTCACTGAAGGAGTTGGATTAAATATCGAAAATGTTTGGCCTTCTTTATTATCCAAACAGATAAATGAACACATATGGAATTTAGGTATTGGTGCTGGATCGATGGATACCTGCTTTAGGATTTTAGACTATTATATAGATAAATTAAATGTGCAGGGAATATTTTTGCTACAACCACCACATCATAGGTTTGAATTATTTGTGAATGGGGTACCAAAAAATTACCTCCCAAATGATACCAAATTAGTACATGACACTACGATTAAAAGTTGGTTTGGTGACGAAAACAATGCTATGTTTAATGCAAAAAGAAATATATTAGCAATGAAAAAAATTTGTGATGATAGAAATATAAAATTTATAACCAGATCTAGTAGAAATCTAGACAAAGGTGGGCAGGGTCAAGCCAGAGATTTGATGCATTATGGTAAAGATACTCACATACATCTAGCTAATCTATTTTACGAAGATTATAAAAATGGCAACAGCTAAAGGTACAGACAGCGTTCTAGTAAAGAAACCGCATCAGCAGGAATCTTTCACTGAAGATCAAGTACGTGAATTCGCAAAGTGTGCAGACCCAATTGGTGGCCCTGAATACTTTATGAGCAATTACTTCTACATACAACACCCTACTCGTGGACGTATGCTGTATGAGCCATTTGATTATCAAAAACGTCTAATTCACACATACCACAACTATCGATTCAGCATTAGTTTAATGCCTCGGCAAACAGGTAAGTCGACCAGCGCCGCTGGTTATCTATTATGGTACGCTATGTTTGTGCCAGATAGCACTATCCTAATTGCCGCACACAAGTACACAGGCTCACAAGAAATCATGCAACGTATACGGTATGCTTATGAAAGCGTACCAGATTCTATACGTGCAGGTGCAGTGAGTTACAACAAAGGTAGTATAGACTTTGATAATGGCAGTCGTATTATATCAGCCACAACAACAGAAAACACTGGTCGTGGTATGTCCATTTCGTTGTTATACGCTGATGAGTTTGCATTCGTTCGCTCTACCATAGGACGAGAATTCTGGACTTCAATTAGTCCCACACTAGCAACTGGTGGTAAATGTATTATTACTTCAACACCTAACAGTGATGAAGATCAGTTTGCTACCCTATGGAAAGGTGCCAATAAACAGTTTGATGAATACGGCAATCCAACTGAACTAGGAGTTAACGGGTTCAAGGCATTTAGAAGCTATTGGAATGAACACCCGGATCGTGATGAACAGTGGGCAATACAACAACGAGCGCAGCTAGGTGATGAACGTTTCCGTCGTGAGATGGATTGTGAATTTATCATCTGGGACGAAACACTGATTAATCCTAGTTATCTGATAGAACTACAAGGTATTGACCCAATTGAGCGTCAAGGACAAGTACGTTGGTACAAGCGTCCTGATCCAAGTAAAACATATATGGTAGCCTTAGACCCTAGTCTAGGCACCGGTGGTGACCCTGCAGGTATACAGGTATTTGAATTACCTAACTTCACACAAGTAGCAGAGTGGCATCACAATCGTACACCAATAACACAACAAATTAAAATCCTCAGCGAAATAACCAAGTACCTGACAGAAACAGTGCCATCAACCAATGTTTATTATTCATTAGAAAACAATTCTCTAGGTGAAGCTGGCCTAGTTAGTATTGCTGAAATTGGCGAAGAGAATATCAAAGGTACTTTCCTCAGTGAGCCTAGAGCCGCAGGAGCAAGCCGTAGATATCGCAAAGGATTTAATACATCAAATAAACCTAAAATCACCGCCTGTGCTAAACTTAAAAGCCTAGTTGAAAGCAAGCGCATGACTCTATATAGTCGTCCGTTGATAAGTGAACTTAAGACATTTGTAGCCAACGGTGCTAGCTATGCGGCTAAACCAGGCGAAACGGATGACCTAGTTATGAGTTTGATCCTAATTATACGTATGGCACAGCTATTACAAAGCTATGATGCTAGTTTAGATGCAACAATGCGTGATAATCTAGATGACTTCATTGAGCCAATGCCCTTTATCCTAATGTAAGATAAATAAGAATATGAGAGAAATTAATAAAATTGCAGAAGGTCTATTTGAAAAAATCCGTGATAGATTTGAGGATGTCAGCCTGGGTGACGAAAAAGCCAAAGCCACACAAGATCCTGAAAAAGCACGTTTTTTCAACTTTGATTACACAGTTGACGATCACGATTACGGCAACATTACTATCAGCATCATTGATGAAGCCAGCTTAAAAGTCTATTTTAGTAAGAATATCAGCTCAGATCTTGACAAGGAACAGCGTGATACTTGGTACAGCTTCCTACGTGAACTACGTGAGTTTGCTAAACGTAATCTATTAAGTTTTGAACCTAGAGATATCACACGCAGTACACTAAAACATCGTGATATACAACAGGCTAGCAAAGCTGATGCGACCTACGATAAAGACGAAGTAGTAGCAGAAAGCCTATACGGTACACGTAAAAGCAGCTACGAAAAGAAAGGACCTGTAAAGATCATTCTACGCCACTCAGCTGTGGTAGATGAAACAAAACGTGGTGCTCGCACTCGCAAAATTAATTCTATTCTATTACAAAACAAAGACGGTGAACGTTTCAAACTACCGGAAAATAATCTACGCTATGCTCGTGCTATGGCACGTCACCTAAGTGAAGGCGGCAGTCTGATGGATGACTTTGGTCAACACATTACTAAGATTGCTGAAGAAGTTGCTAAACTACGTCCATTTAAGAGTGGAATGCGTAATCGCATGTTTGAAGATGAAGAAACACAAGCAATGGCAGAAGCGGCATTTGAATATCATGGCCTACTAAACCACACGCTAAAAAGACTAACAGGCAAGAAAGGTTACAAGAAAATTAAAGAACATTTCCATACAGAAGAAACATTAATGGATGATGTTGATACAGTAGCATTGAAAGAAAAATTCGTTAAAAAAATATTTGACGATCGTTTAGAATCCGCATTACCAATTGTACAAAAGGCATACGAAATGAAAAAGAACAATAAATTTGCAGAATATTTTGAAAGCTGGGCAGATACTGTTGCAGAAGGTGCTTGGGCAATCCCAGACGACGATGACGAAGTAGGTAAACTAATCGATATACTAAGCGACCCACTACCAGTCGGAGTGGATGCACAAAACGCTACTAACGCACTATATCATGTATTGGGTGATGATAGCTTGTTTGATCGTTTACAAGAACTAGCAGAAACTGATCCAGAAGCAGATGCACGTGATGTTGTTGTTGCCTGGTTACAAGATAACCTACCACAAATTTATCAACAAATTGAAAATGAAATTGGTGATTCAGACATTCCTGCTGAACCAGCAGAAACAGGCAGTGAGGGTGGTGACTTAGATGAGTCATATACTCCGGCACCAGTAGAGATTAACGGTAAACAAGTTGACCTAGGCAGTATTGAATTAGACGGTGTTGAATCATGGGATCGTCCAGACTACGCAGATGCGTATGCATCAGCTGCAACTTTTACAGATGGCACACCATTATCAGATGATGAATTAGATACATTAAGTGATCAGCACGGTGACATTATTAATATGAAAGCGCATGACATGTTAGAAGGCAACGAATATGGTGCGGCTATCCCGGGTGGCACAGAGAATATGTTAGCAACAACAAATGAAGGTGAAGAAGACCAATTGGCAAATATTGAAGATATACAATCAGCGATCATACGTAGAATCTTAAACAGCATTAATGATCATAGCGAGTTACTTAAGAAAGCAGGCCCGGAAGGTATTATGAATGCTGCGAGTGATGTAGCATCATTCCATGCTCCGATGGAAGAAATAGGCTCAAGTGATATTAGCATCATGGTCCGTGAAGTATACCGTGAAGTGGGCGTAGACTATCCAGAAGAAGTAAACGAAGATAAAGAAGAATGTAAATATTGCGGAGGTGATTGTCCAAACGATGAAGAACACGCTTGCGATGGCTACTTAGGCGACATTGATGACTTATATAAAGTAGCAGAAGCTAAAGACAAAGTAACATACGATCCCAAGACAGGCAAATTAACAGGTTGGGAACACGAAGGTGATTGGAAAAAATCTAAAGGTAAGAAAAAAGACCCTGTAGGCAAAATCCATCATATGAGCGATGTTGCTCGCAGACGAACAGAAAAGATGTCCAAAGAGGAAACACTAGAAGAGGCATTTGAAAGATTAGTAAATGAAGGCGCTATCAACGTAGGTGATATGATCAGAGATAAAACCCAACCAGAAATCCAAGGTAAAGTAGTAGGCGACATGGAAGAGAATTATACTATCAAAGTCGAAGATGACATCTATCATATCAAAAAATTAAACGCTGAAAAGGTAGCTAAAGAAGCCATTGAAATGCCAGATAATCCAGACTACAGCAAGTATGACAAACCAACATTCCAACGCAAAGGTATTACACCAGGACAACCTACAAAACCGTTACCAGGTATCAAACCAGCTAATCAAAGAGAAAAACAACCCTGGGCAGGTATAGGCACAGATGAACCAGCATATAAGAGAAAAGAACAACACGATTTAGATCAACAAAGAATTAGCAAATTAAAACCAGCAAATGATCCAAAATTAGAAGATATCATGAGATTATCAGGCTTATTAAAATAAAAAAGAGTAATACCAAAAGGCACTTTTTTAGTGCCTTTTTTCTTGGCTGATAAGTAGATATATGAAAGTAGTCGTCTGTAACTTCCCTCCAATGCTACATTGGTATCTTCCTGCCGCTCCAGCTATCCTTATGGGTGCTTGCCGTTGGTTGGGTATAGATGCAGAGTTTTTGGATTTTAATGCCAAAGAACACACAGCACAACAAGTGATTGATCTAAACCCTGATCTTATCGTATTAAGTTTGTTTTCTTACAAAAGTCAAGAACCTGCTAGAGAACTAGCCAAAGAACTAAAAAAATTAAATAGCAGTGTCAAAATAACCATTGGTGGTGCTGGTATTAAGAATTCGATCAACGACTCACTAGAGCACAATATCAATGCGTTACTAGAGCAAGGTATCTTAGATTATTATCAAGATGGCGATGGTGAATATCAGTTTCCTGAATTCCTAGCCAAATTTTTTAATCTACCTGCCATTGATAAGTTTGTTGACATGGATACCCCATACACGCCAGACTACAGCAAATATGATGTTGCATTTTATCAACAGGCTGCAGAAACCGCAAAACTTAAACTTTGGGTACCAATCACTGGATCACGTGGCTGTGTCAGACAGTGTACATTCTGTGAAATACATGAACATTGGAAATTTACACAGCGTAGTCCAGCAAATATAGTTTTGGAAATGCGTGAAGTACTAAAAGATCTACAGTCAGTACACTTTCATTTTACTGACAGTTTAGTTAACGGGTCACTGCCGGCATTTGAAACATTATTGGGTCTTATTATAGAATTAAGAAAAGAGTATCCAAACTTCACCTGGGGCGGGCAATTCATAGTCAGAAATGCTAAACAGTGTAACGATGCCTATTGGAAGAGAATAGCAGAGTCTGGCGCAGAATTGTTAGAAATTGGAGTAGAAACAGGTAGTGATAGATTACGCTACGAAATGAAAAAGAACTTTTCAAATGAAGATTTGGCTAGTAGTTTAGAGTTTATGTCCAAATATAATATTACCTGTGCGTTTTTAATGTTTACAGGATATCCAACAGAAACAGAAGAGGACTTTGCTGAAACTTTAGCTATGTTAACCAAGTACCAACCATATGCTAATAAAGTTATTAACTATTTGGAACTTGGATACCTAACATCAGTATTACCAGGAACCCCGTTATATAGTGAAAGTAAAAAAGATAAGAACATGATATTAACCAAAGACGTACATCTTTGGTATAACAAAACTAATCCAACTCTGACCTTTGCTAATAGATTAGCCAGAAGAAAACAACTGGAAATATATGCTCTGGACTGTGGATATACTCTAGCCTGGGACACACATAGCCAAGTTGAAGAAGCAGAATTGGTATATAAGAATAACTATAAAATAATCCAATTAATTGAAAAACAATAATTTTGGCAAAATAACTCTTGTGGAATAAATAATAATAGCGTATTATATATAAATGCATAGTACGTTTAGGCATATTAAAGACCAACTTAAATTAAAAAGGAAATAACATCATGGCAACAAGTTTAGCAGAAATCCGTGCAAAGTTACAAGCATCAGAAAACCGTGGCACAGGCGGTAATTCACAAAGTGGTGGCGACAACGCTATCTACGCACACTGGAACATCCAAGAAGGCACAAACGCTCGCATTAGATTCCTTCCAGACGCAGACACAAAAAACACATTCTTTTGGGCAGAACGAGCAATGATCAATTTACCGTTTGCTGGCGTTAAAGGCCAAGCAGATAGTAAACCAGTCACTGTACAAGTACCATGCGTTGAGATGTGGGGCGAAGCATGTCCAATCTTAGCAGAAGTCCGTACTTGGTTCAAGGATCAAAGTCTAGAAGAAATGGGTCGTAAGTATTGGAAGAAAAGATCATACTTGTTCCAAGGTTTTGTGCGTGAGAATCCTATCACAGACGATAAGACACCAGAAAATCCAATTCGTAGATTTATCATTAGTCCACAGATTTTTAACTTGATCAAATCAGCATTACTTGATCCAGAGTTAGAAAACTTACCAACAGACTACCAAGGTGGTTTAGACTTTACAGTTACTAAAACATCAAAAGGTGGTTATGCTGACTACTCAACTAGTAAATGGTCACGCAAAGAATCTGCACTTACAGCAGAAGAAGCAGCGGCTATCGAAACTCATGGCTTATACAACTTGAAAGATTTCTTACCTAAGAAACCAAGCGAAGTTGAATTAAAAGTCATGAAAGAAATGTTTGAAGCGTCAGTAGATGGTCAAGCATATGACGCAGATCGTTGGGGTAATTACTACAAACCAAGAGGCGTAACGATCGTTACAGCTGAAGCAACATCAGCACCGGCGTCGGCACCAGCAGCGGCAGATGAAGAGTTTGAAGCTCCAGTAGCAGTAGCATCACCGGTTGCAGAGGCTGCACCAGCGGCTCCTACAGCACCAGTTGCAACACCTCTAGCAGGTGGAACAGCACGTGCCGAAGACATCCTAGCGATGATCCGCAACCGTCAAAAGACTAGCTAAGTAATACAATCTAGATGTTGAGTAGATTAGATGATATAATCTATCCAAACCGTTGTGAAGTTATAGAAATAGAAGCTTCACAACGGTACATCTACCCCATTTTTAAAAATGGCAGTACTAGTCTTACCAAATACGCACAAGCTCAAAAACTAAAGATTCTACTTAATGAGCAGATAAGGAAATTATCTGATATTAACATAATCATAAGAAATCCGCAAGAAAGATTTATTTCAGGATTTAACACTTACGTCTATAATACTAAACAAGAAAATCCACAACTAGATTTAGACACCATAATCTATTTTGCTGAAACATATTTGTTTTTAAAT